CGTCATCTTATTGAATATATCAAGATCGAATGGAATCTTCTCTTCTTCGTTATTATAAAACTCATAACGTGAATCAGCATCATTAATATAGTCATGACCAATTGCCTGATCAAAGGATACACCCAAAGCTTCTTGTAGAATCTCTGGGATTGCACCTTCAGTCATTTCTTCGTTCTTGCCATCAATAATCTGGATAGAGTTCATGATGGCACCATAGATTGCTTTATCACGGCACCATTTTTCTGATTCAGTTATGAGATATTCTGTGTCGATATCAGACTTGACTGAGATTTCCTGAATCAAGTCATGAGATCGAGTAAGTGCTTCATCTGGAGCTGAAACCTTTTTGATTTCAATCTCCAACACTCTACTAGTAGGTAGCTTATTATGATCACGAACAAAGTCTGTAATTAGATCAAATACAATCTTATGTTCACCGTCAAAATATTCTTTCTTAAGATATGGTACTACCCTCCGACAAAAGTCTTCGTTATTAAGTAAGTGGTTTAGTATATGTGTTGGGATTTCATTTTTCAATAGTTATTATCCAAAGTGTCGTTTAATAGTTGCTAGCTGCTTTTCATAGTGAGTAAGCATATCAATTTCAGCTTGAATTGTTTCAATATAATCCGAACACTCAGCACTGCCAGTTGGATTATTTAAAAGTACTTCAACGTTTAACTTATGCTTAGCCATATTACCTTCAGCATTCATAATAAGAGCTTCAGTCAATCTCGATAACATCTGCTAATTCTCCATCTTCAGGCATATCTTTTCCATCTTCGATTTCGCCTTTAGTGTTTATGATATGAGATAACACGTCGCCCATATAATTCTTAAAGGCTTCATCTGCTTCTAGTTCATCCATTTGGAACTTGCCCGGATCATTGACTTGATATGAAAACGCTAATGTTGCAAGTCCAGATTCAACGTTTTCTTTAATAGTCACTTTACCATAGGTTATGACAACATCTCGCCATTCGCCAGTAGTAAGCTTAACACCGTATAGTTCAGATAGATTACTTTCAACAAATTTATAATCACCTTCTAATATAGTATTATAACTCATTTTCGGCTCCTTGTACACTGTTATTTTCAGCTATTTTAGCGTTAGCTTGCTTAGCACCAATTTGGTATTTTTCAGTAAGATACTTTTTAAAGTCTGTATCTTTAAAGATAGGTTCCCAAAACTCTTGCTTGAGAGTCTCTTTTTCCCTAACTTTAGGTTGCACCAACTCACCAGTACTGCGATCAACACGGCAATACCAACCGTTGCTAGGCTTAGCAACATAGTTCCCATCAAGAGCAACATCAAGCAAACCTGAATAAGATTCAATACCGCCGTCCCAAGAAACTTGAATAGGCACTTTAGATTTTTCTTTAACAAACCTTGATTTCTCCACGTTAATTACAAAGTCATAACCAGTCACTTCAGTACCAGTCTTATTCTGTCGACGACCTAAGATCCAGATGTTATCGGCTGAGTAGTAAATACCCGTGCCACCTGAAACAACTGCTTTAGGGAATAGACCAATCTCTTGATACGTATGGTTGATAGCTAGCAATGGAATATTACGCATTGTAAGATATGGCGTCACCATACGGAATAAACCTTTAAGAGCTTTAGCACGAGACATATCAGCAACTGATTTCTCATCCTTAGCATCTTGCAATTCTTTCTTAGAAGCAAGGTTACCAATAGAATCGATTACGATAATCACATTATCTTTACGTTCAATATTATCCAATTGACCAACTAGATCAAACTTAAGTTGTTCAACATCAACAATTGGAGTATGCAATACACGACTTGTATCGATACCAAATGTTTCAAAGTAAGATTGAGGTGAACCAAACTCGGAATCATAGAATAACAATACTGCATCTTTATGTTTTCTTAAATATGCTCCAGCCATTAACAAAGCAAATGATGTTTTAAAGTGCTTTGATGGACCAGCAAGTACGGTAAGACCCGATGACAGACCACCATCTGGATCACCTGATAATGCAACGTTTACCATTGGCACATCAGTAGGAACTTGATCTTTTACTGAAAAGAACTTACTTTCATTTAGAATCGAAGATTCCTTAATCTTAGAATTCTTTTTCAATTTATCCATAACGCTCATATTAGTACTTCCTATTATTACGTTGATTAATTGGATTCTCAGCATTCAATCGATTTTGACGCTTTAACGCTTCTTTCTTTTTACGCTTACGTTTAGCAGTTGGTTTTTCATAATACTCTTTCTCTCTTGCCTTCTGCAAGATACCTGCTTCATCGACTAGCTTGCTGAACTTACGCATTGCCACATCAAATGGCATAGGCTTCTTGTTCTTCGAGTTTTTCGGATGTAAACATACACTAGGCATTTATATTTTCCTTTGTTTTCATTTATTTCTCTTTCTGTTGTGGTTGATAATTAAATTATATTATAACATAAAACTATCTAATTGTACACCATTATTTTCATAATCATAGGTGCGTTTCTTATTATCTTCTACTAAGAACTTTGTTTCAACTGATTCTACTCCATTACCTTCAAGCCATTTCTTAATCATACGAGCTGGATGTTCTGCGGTTGTAACAGGAACGTTTTGGCATATATGATTTAGATTAGCTTTAGGGTTTATTAGATTGAAATCATCTGGAAGCTTCATAATAGACATTGCTTCTCGTACGGTTAGATATCGATCTTCGTCAGGATGACATAGATTTGTTGGGAAGTGACCAACGAAAGCACCAATATAATCCTTGGGTATTTCGGTTGTCTTACGCATAATGTTACCACCCGCTTTGAGTTTGTGATACTTACGATCACACTTAGCAGCTTCATTATCATATCCATTTGCGCGCATCCATTGAGCAACTACTTTATAATTCGTATGCTTTTCTATTTCATCCATTGGATTTGTAGTCTTTTCGATCTTATCTTGGAACTGAGAATGAGTAATACCGCCTTCGATTACTTCTAAGACATATCGATAGTAAGGATTCTCTGATGGGATCTTCTCGTTAGTCAAGATATTCATTGGATCGTCTTTGCGTCTTTGGATAGAACGAATATGATCTTCAATACGAGTGTGCGGATTCGAGACGTAACCAAGGAGTGGCACTTGGGTTCCTTTCCAGAAAAAGTAGAAAGTTCTGTCTCGAACTTGCGATAAACCATGTAATATGCTCTTAGTTTTATATATAGAAAACGTGTACCCATGATGCTCAGCAATCTTACGTAATTTTCTAACGACTGGTTCGCCCATCTTTGATGCTAGTCGAGGAGCATTCTCACCCCAAAATACTTTTGGTTTAATATTAGCAAGTACGTATTCAGCTGATTCGGACATCCAATCATTTGCAGCACTATTTGAATTGGCTTGTGGAGATAGAGATGACAACCCAGCACATGGACATACTGTATTGACTACATCAACATAGTCTGTTTTGCCATTACCTTCGTCAATCACATGATATGGCACTTCATTATTGTAATGATTTAGAATCTGTGAATCATTACTTGCAAAAGCGCTATATGACAGAATGTATTCAGGACGTTTCCCAAACACATTCTCCATTGCAATTGTTTCTCCACCAATCAGTGGTACTATACTTGCATATTTCATTTTGTCTTATCCTTAATATATTCTTCAATATCATATTTTGGTGACCAACCGAGCTCTGTAATATCTGATATATCAGCGGTGTTATCGAAAGCTTCGCATTTGTCGCCGGGTTTAATATCTATATCGTATCCAGCGAGTGGCCCTAGATCTGAAACAACTACACCTTTACCTGTACCAATATCATAAGCTGGTTTAAGATCAGTTACACCGTCCATTTCTTTTTCAATCAATAGTAGCATTACATCTACTACATCATCGACATGCACAAAATCACGAATATGAGTCGTTAAATAACTTACACGGCCTTCAATCAATCTGCCAATTAGCATTTCATCACGAGCACCATCGCCATAAACTGTAGTAAATCGTAATCCAATCTGATTTTCAAATGCAGTTTCTTCATTGATCTTCTTACTCATTCCGTAGGGAGATAGGTGCCAATCGTGTATACAAGAAGATGAAGCATATATTAAAGGTACATCATAGAAGTTACACCACTCTTGGATCTCGGTAGTAAGCGTTACATTGTTGTCCCAGTATTTTTGTGGTTCATTAATGCTTTCTCTTACATCAGCATAAGCAGCAAGGTGAATAACATAATCAACATTAGGCGATTGATAATCTACGAAATCCTGTACAGGCTTGTCAATCTTAAGATCCCATTCGTCGACAGTATGACCTAGTTCTATAAGCTTATTCTTTACATGGCCGCCGATGAAGCCACTTGATCCAGTAATTGCTATACGCATTCTTTTAAATACCTCTTTGAAGTTGCAAGGGCTGAAGAGATTGCTTGGTGCATATCAACATAGACATACATTCCACATCGACCGATGAAAGTCATTCGATCAGTATCAACCATTTCTTTGTATTTTTTATATGTTTCCCTGTTTACGCCATCTACATCTTTGACTGGATAATATCTTTCTTTATTATTATCTTTATAATCACATGGCTCTTCGTATGTCAATATTGTTTGAGTAGCTGAATTACCATGATTAGGAATATTCTTCCATTCAGTTACTCGAGTATAAGGGCCGTCGTGTGTAAAGTTAACAGTAGCAGTTGGTAGAACCTTAGCCATCGGCAAAAGAACCTTATGAAACTTGATAGAGCGATACGGAAGTTCACCATGCTTGTTATTAAAGTATTGATCGATTGGCATTGAGTTAAACACATGATCGTACTTCTTTTCCATTGACTTTGTAAAGCGAGTGCCAGTGAAGACTTTAATATTCTTATGCTTAAATATATTCTCGAAGATCTTCGTGTAACCGTCTTTAGGCATCATCTGATATTTGTCGTTTGGAAAGTATAACTCATTGTCATCATCACGTGTTGGAATACGATTGATAATAGACGGATCAAGTTCATCTAGAGTCTTACCCCACATCTTGAGAGTATAAGGTCTAAAGAATGTATCAAGGATTTTATCTTCGCCTACAATCTCTTTTGTTTCCCTATTGACTGGTAGAGTAACATAGGTTCCATCATCTAATTGAGCTTTAACTTTATGCTCATAATCAACCCATTCAGTAAATTGAGATAGCCAATCAACTACTTCTTTATTGTTTGTGTGAAATAGATGAGGACCATATTTGTGAATACGGATTCCACTACACTCATAGTCGTAAGCATTGCCACCAATATGATGGCGCTTATCGATTATAGTACACTTATGTCCAGCTTCTGCGAGCTCTCTTGCAATTACGGCGCCAGAGAATCCAGCGCCTACGATTAATATTGACTTCATAGTATAACACTCAGTTCCTTTTGTTGTAGTGTTTCATCTAATGGATGCTCTTGAAGTAGAGCTGCTTTTTGCCTATCTGCTAGGCTTGATAATTCTTCAGTTGAAAGATTAACGATATCACTTGCCTTTAACGATGCAAGCTGTTCATTATTATACAGCAACATCATTTCATCATATTCACCAATAAGAATAGAACCTGCATCTGCTAGCTGTAATGGACGTGCTCTCCACCAACCAGATCCTGCATGATTATATCCTGGCATTAGACAACCCCATTGCTCGGCATATACTTTACACATATCACCTTCACCAAGACGACGTTGCTTTTCTTTACGTGAACCAAAGAACTCGATTTCCCATGAATCAGCATTCTGTTGCTTTAACCAACGCTTGGTTTTACCTTGCACTAATGATGCAAAGTTAAAGCATTTAACCTTATCAGCTGGAGCAACGGTATCTTCTTCGACTGAAGGCATCATAATCTGTTCCATATATTCCATTGCATCAATATGAATATCACCACGATTGCCTGGCACTCGATTACGATGATATGGATTAGGATTATAACCAACAAGGAGTTCTTCAGGATAATCAACAAGCTTGCTTAGATCACCACCCATGAATACTGATAGCAACATTGGAGCCTTCTTTTCACCAATGTAGATGACAGCATCAAGTAAAGTTTGAGTATGCGGTTCAAGTAATTCAAACGACATGTCCGGATCACACATCTTGTTTTGATTAATGGTAAACTCTTTCAGCAATGAGTCCTTATCTTTGCATGATAGAATACCTTTAAAGATATCTTCTGTTTGCCAATCATCAAATGCTAATACAAGGTTTTCCTTTGGTGTAGCATGAATAGCCCACAGACCGTTATAGAATGCTAACTGGAGGGCTTGACGCGGAGATGCAAGGAAACATATAACCCGATGATATTCAGATAGATCTTCTCCAATCTTTACCAATCGTTGTTCTACTTCATAACCCATATCCTCTAAGCATCTTATAAGAGAATAATGAGATGGTACTACCTTTAGTTGCTGTCTTAAATAAAAATCTTTTGTAGTCTGATTCTTATTCATTCCTGTAATTAATATTTTCTTCATACTGTTTTCCAATGTATTCCTGATTCATTAAGCATGGCTACTGAAAGCTCACACGATTCTATCCACTTTTCAGGTGCATCTTCCATCGAGTGTTCACTCATTACGATTTGTTTTACACCGACCTGAATAAGACCCTTTGCACATTCAGAGCAGACGGGTAGTCCATACACATAAACTGTTGAACCATTTAATGACGTTCCATTAAATGTCGCATTATATATAAGATTCATTTCAGCGTGTACGACATACTTATATTTAGTGTCTTTATCAACTAAGCGATCTTCACTATCATCGATACCACGTGGAAAGCCATTGAATCCTTGAGCCAAGACTTGACCTTTAGATCCAATAGCAACCGCACCAACTTTCTTTGATGGATCCTTTGACCAAGTTGATACTGTCTTGGCCAGTTCCATATAACGTTTATCCCATTTATTTGACAAGATCAAAGTGCCTCTCATATACATGTAAGTTTTGGACTTGCCAATAGATATTACCAACTGTAAGTGCTGATCTACCTTGATAGTCGTTTATATCTTCGCATAGTTGACGTAGTATATGCTCTTGCCATGCGTAATCATTCTTATAACCAAAGACAACATCATTAGATCGCATTTGAACTACACAATGCAATTGATCATCACGAATATAATATGTGACTGCATTCGTACAAATAAAATCATTCTTACCATTAGCATCATAATCAACCCATATAGAAGGACGTTGATATACCATCGACGCACGACGTGAATCTTCATTGCCACGTAATTCACTCAACACATTATAGTATTGGTTGTAGTGTTTAGCATTATAGATTAGATTGCCATAGTTCGAATTGATTTCACCATGATCATTAGCTGTCATCTTCCATGCTTGAGGAGGATCACTCGATATATCATAGATATTAGTCGATTCGCTATCATACCATTCAAGTTCTTTTTGAATGTAGTCTTCATTTGGAGTACCGAAGATACAATTTTCATTTGCAATGAATGATGCACCAAGCAACTCAATGGTCTTAGAACCGGTACGATCAGTTGTAAAGTTTTCTTCTATAAGTGCACGAAGAAAATGATTACGAATGTCTTGAACGTTTTGCATTATTTAGTATCCTTTGGTTTGTCTCGTAGCCAATAATTAATCATATCACCTGATGGTTCGTAAGCTGGCGCACCAAAGTTCCATGCTGTACCAAAATCGTTTAATTTAACGGAATATGGAACACCGCTTACACGAATTTCGTCAACCTCTTCTACGCGATTGATACCGAGTTTACGATTTAAGAAATCACGATCAGTACCTTGGCCATCGATACCACCACGAATATAGGCAGCAATGAATGAACCATAATTGATTAGATCCTTTGCTGAATCTTCGAGTGATTCGAAGTTAGGACTATAGTTTGGATCGTTTTCCATTGCTTCGACTACTGACATCATACGTAGCGTTTTAGCGTGAACAATATCAAGTAACGATGATACACCACGCGGATAGTAGTCTGCTTGTTTAATATTTGAATTAGGATTCTGATAATCATTAGCTTTTTTAAGCTGAAGATCAGCACATTCTTGTAACACTTTTAAAGATTCTTTCATATAGTATTCCTCGTAATAATGGATATATTATAACATAGTTTGAGATAAATGTACACACTTTTATACCTTATGAGTAACAGTTTCACTTAAGTACATAGCATGTTCATGATTAAATGCTGAAGATTTGAGCCAATTTGAATAATCGAATGCATCTTTTACATCAGCGATTGCCGATAACTTACATATAATATTTGTGCCATCGATAGTTGCGGTACCGCCGACAAGGAAGTCTAATAGATCCTTATTCCTTTCCTTTGTTCTAAACTTACCCCAATCATATCCGTCAGATCTCTTAGTTCCAGCAGGTTTAATGACTGCTGAAAAATAACCTCGTTCATCGACTAGTGTACAATCGATAAACATTTCTTCACCTAAGAAGTCAGCTTTATTATCCCACACATATGAATCACTATCGCGTACATTAAACTCTTTAGGATTCTTATATGACTTAGGGACACATTTCAGGAAAGCATATTCTAAGGCACATCCACGAAGAGCATTGTCGATTTGTATTACATCACTTCTTCCGCTATGATTATGCTTCTTTGTATTGTTTACGATCTTCATGGCTTGCTCTACTACTTCACTCGTCTTCACTATAACTGTTGGATTATTTCGAAATAGTATTGTTAAATAATCTATGAATTGTTCTTTAACACTCATGTTTAATCTCTCTACATTCTTTAAATCGTCTCATCGATGTTCTCACACCGTAATTATTATCAGTATTATCAATAGTTGTAGCAAGGAACGATAACAAAAAGATTCTTCCTAATTTTACCATTGGTGAATATTCCCTGCAATAATAACGAAACATGTAATAAAATTCACAAGGACTACGACACTTCTTATCATAGCTACTTGATCGGCTTCACGGTCAGTAGTGCCAACTTTCTCACCTAGGGATTTTGCCCATAGTCTCCAATATTTGTTACGCGTCATTATCACTCCAGTCTATGTCAATTCGTTGATCGCCTTTACCATTCCAATGATATGTACAACCCATCTCTTCAATGATTGGTAGAATAGCTTTTAGATTCTTCACACCTTCTTTACGACCATCAAAGCAGAAAGGACTACTAGACATCTGATCAGAACTCAACAAGTTAGTATGATCATACTCGAGTTCAGCATCTTGCGATTCTTCGTCTAACTCTTCATCATCCCAGCTTTCACAATCTTGCTCATGGTTGAATAAGCATTTGGAAAGATCAATCCCTTGACCTTTAAATGGACCAATATCGTGTTCATCAGGTAAAGACATCCAAGCACAATTTGTGCAACACATCTCAGCCCAACCACAAAACCAACCTTCTTCTCGAAGGCGGTCAAACAACTTTTCTAGTTTATTCTTTTCCATCTTCTTCTTCAATCTTATTACCGTAATAATCATGAGTTCCAGCATCGTTATGCTTCCGGCGCCATTGTCGTTCTATATCAGCTGCCATGAAGAACATAAACGCACCATAAGTGAATACACCGGTACCAATTGCCAATAAGACATCAGTCCATTCGATGCTTTCTACAAATGATACTAGACAATACGACGTGACAAAAGCTAGGCACAAACTATCAATTAATCTTTTACTTGTTTCTTTCATTATATGTTACTCCTAAAAATATATTCAATTGCACGATCTGCTTCTTTCGTTAGATCGCGTTTACCATACCAACCACCTGTATCATTATCAAGATCACGACATATATATGCAATCTCTTGAGCGGTGATTGGATAACCTCTTTTCATTGCGTTGCTAGCAATAGAGATCATGATTTGATACATCTTATAGTACCAACCGGTTCCACTCAATTGCTTATATTCTTCAACCTGGCGCTTATTCACAAAAGGGCAATCACGATAACTAGACCAACTAAAGTCTGTATTATTCAATTGACTCTTTCGATGCTGGATTAGACCATCACGGATTGCTTGTGGCAATCTATCGAAGAATGAATCATTTGTAGAGATATAGCGATGCTTTTCCATTAACTCATCCGGATCCATAACCTTACCCTCATGAGAGAAGATAAAGTTATATGCGTTTAGATACGTCCCTGGAATATAGTACATACGAGATAAATCTTTGGTTTGAGCATCGGCGATATCACCAATCTCTTTATTTAGAGCATACCAAAAATGTTTGATTTGTTCACTATCAACCCACTTAGTCAAAGGGAATACTAAACGAAACTTAGGATTCTCTTTGGTAGAGCTTGCTGTTGAATAACAAACATATCGATACTTTTCGTATTGCTTATGAATGTCTTCAATATCACCAACGTAATCATCAACATCGACAATGCCAAAACCTCCCCAACAGACTACGTTAGCATTTGCTCTTTTAGAGTTTTCAACGTAAGTCGCAGGAGAGATCAGAGGGGCATCTTTCTTCTGTTTAAAATGTTTTTCGTTTGCTAACTTATATAGTATCTGTTCAAATTGATCAAAGCTATTATAATCAACTCTCTTAGATGTGTTGTTGTCATATATGCTATCAAATATTGTCAGTGCTATTGTCATATTTAAGACTTCATATTAGTTTCATTTTTTATTGAACTTGTGGCTGCAACTGCAGCTGGAAATAATCCATGATTACCTTTGTGGCTTGGTGCAGTCCAACCTTCTGGTTTAATTAGATCTGGAACACCAAGAGGATTAGGACGCGAAGGTTTTACACCAACTTCCTTTGACATGTTTGCTTCATGTACGGCATCCCACGCTGCATAAGGATCGACACCAAATGCATCAAGAGTACCGATTGCAACAACACATAAATCAATAAGGCCATCAACGATTTCTTCAGGATCATTATCCATTGAAACAGCTTTAATAGTTTCTTCAAACTCTTCTTCGATAAAATCCATGCGGAAATCTAAGAATGCTCTAAGCTTATCATGTGCAAGGTTTGAATTAACCCAATCACGAGTGCCATATTTAGTTTGCATTTCGTGAATATCTTTTACCCAATCATTACTCATTATACGATAATCCCTTGTTGAGATGGTGCAGCCGATGTATCAATTAGCGGCTTATCTTCTACAGTAGTAGCTTTAAGATAATGTTCAGCTAAAGGCGGTGTAGGATTACATGCAAGAACGATATGTGCTTCACTAAAATCAAATGATTCAGTTTCCGCATAAGGCATAAATGGTTCAAACCCCATATTGCTGTCGTCTTGCACAATATTCACTGGCATAGTAATATTATATAGACCATCTGCGTAAGATACACGACCGAGGATCTCTTCGCCAGTGGTTAGTTTAAGTAGTTGTACAGTTTTCATAGTTTTCTCCGTAATAAGATTTTATATTATAACATAGTTTTAAGTAAATGTAAACCCTTTTATCCAAAAAAGTCTTCAAGAGAAGCCTTTTCTTCGGAAGACCAACCGATTGCACCAAGGATTGGTTCGATTGGATCAAGGAATGTTTTCTGGAACTGTAAGTCATAATCGATGTATTTATCAATTACAAATTCAGCTGGTAGGTAATCAGGAAACGATATAACGTTTTCCTTAATGACATTTGGCTTACGAAGATAGATGAACTTAACCTTATCACCATTCTTGATTGGTGAATACTTCTTCGTAAGAGATAGATCCTGGACGCGTTTGTTATAGAGCAAGCTACCACGAACGTGAATTGGAGTACCTTTCTTGTAGATTGTGTTGTTGTCTTTGTACTCTTTAACCTTTGACACACCACGTGGGAATGCAATATCATGTGCAGGTAGTGTTACAAAGTAATCTTTGAAATCCTTAATTGCAGCTTGCGTCTTTGTTTCACTACCGTCGATGATTACCTTGAAAATAGATTTAAGAGCATCACGACATGGCATGGGGGTGGAAGATTTGATAGCTTCAATACCCATGATTTTTAGCTTAGGTTCTGCATAGCGTACACCTTCGTTGTCATGCACATTGAGGATATAACGTTTCTTAGCAGTCCATATACCTGTGTCAGCAATAACTTCACGACCCATAACCATTTTGTTTTCGATGCCACCCATCATATTGAATAGATTAGCATAAGCTTCGGTAAGAGCTGGTTCGAGTTTCTTTTGTGCAACAGTGTCAAGGAAGTCTACAGGATTGGCAGGTTTAACTGCTTCTACCAATGGATCAAGGTTTACATAGAGTGAATCGGTATCGATTGCAATGACATAATCTTTATCTGATTTGAGTACTTTGTTGAGGTAATCGTTAATAGCAACCTCAGCCCACTTGATCGATAGCTGACCAGATAGTGTAATAGCTTCAGCAATGCGTTGATCAAAGAATCGAAAGTACTTATTACCGAGAGCACCATAAAGAGAGTTTAGAAGAATCTTAATAGCCATCTGTCTGTTTTCAGCAATAGCAATATCACGTTCGATACTGTATATTGTTTGCTTATCATCCTTATCGGCATTCTGTAGCGCTTGCTGAGCATCCAACATTTGACGTTTGATACCAACACGTTCAGTATACATGCCATCAATGATGTCTGGCAAGATACCTTTCTTATCGGTTCGAAAGACTTGACCGTTGCCACCAATCGATTTACCGCTACCTTCGAATGTAGTCTTCTTATCAAGCAATGATTGGATATCAACATTGTATTGTTCGCCTTCGATAATCGTTTCGGGTGACATGTTGTACTGCATAATAAGAGAAGGATACAGGGAGTTTAGATCGAAGCTTACAACCCACTTGTGAAGACCTACTTGAGGATCTTTAACATAGCCACCGGGATATGGTGATTTGAATTTAACATCACTGAATGGAACAGCTACCTTTTGCTGGAACAATTCACGATAAATGATTGAATCCCATATCGCAGTTGTGCCGAAAGTATCGGTGTAGTTAACACCACCTTTATATGCCATTGTGAGACATAGCGTAATAAGGCCCATCTTATCTTCCATGCGATCAACCAACTCAACATCTTTGATGTTATAATCGATAAACTTTTGATAATCATTTAGATAGAGGGTATGCAAAGAACCATGTTCTTCGTAGGATAGTTTCTTTTCGCCTAGAACGACATGAGCAATATGATCAAGTTTGTATGATTCTTGTGCACCGTAGGAGTAGCCAAACTTCTTAAAGAGTTCAAGGTAATCGATAATAGAGATACCTTTAAGTTCGTAAGATTGCTGAGTACGACCCATAATAGTGACATCACGTTCTTCAACCATACCCCACGGAGAATAACGCTTAACGAATTCACCATCAAGGACTTTAGCTGTACGATTGACAAGATATGGGATATCAAAGAATCTACAGTTCCAGCCTGTTACAATATCAGGACAATCTTCGCCACGCCAGAAGTCAGTAAAATCCATAAGCAAACGAGCTTCATTGACAAATTGCTTGTATACGACAGGCTTGTCTTTCATGATAGTATTTTCTACGTCATAGGAGTCTAAACCCCAAACATAATACGTATCATCGATGTTATTCTTGAGTGTAATCGATATGATTGCTTTTTCAGCAGATTCAGGTTCAGGGAATCCATCATCAGATTCAACCTCAATATCGATAGTTGTTACGTTAATCTTGCTACGATCAAAGTCAATTTGACCTGGATACGCATCATTAATGTATGTAGAGATATGGCGATCGTTGCCAAAGATATTCCTACCAACAACATCTTTGTTCATTTGAATCCAATCCTTAGCATCACGCATAGAATCATGAACAACAGGAGCAACCGGTTTACCACATAGGGATCGCCATTCGGTTGGTTTATTCGTTGAAACAAATAGGGTTGGTTGATATTTGATTTTATCAGAGAATCGTTTGTTGCCATTATAGCCACGAACGAGGAGTTGATTGCCGTAGCGTGTTACATTAGTATAGAATTTCAGAGTGATCACCTTTTCATAATAGAAGTATATTATAACATAATATAGTACAAATGTACACAGTTATTTTATTGGTGATGGGCAGCCGGAGCTGCCCATCGAGGTGTTACGATTAAATCTTAGCTTATATGCCTACTGCAGCTAGCCAAATAACAACAAATGGTAGTGCAAAAACGCTAGTAAGCTTCGCGATCTGTGCACATACTTTACACTTCTCACGAGCAGAATTAATCGAATCTTGGTTTAAATATTTTTTCATGATATTCTCCAGTAGATTGGTTAGTTCTACCAGTATTCACCCGAATCAATCTTGGATAAAGGTTTTTTCGGTTGAGGTCCCAGCAGATCCGATATTGATCTTCCTAGGACGCTTCTCTTCTGGAAATTCAACTCTGGCTTTCACCACAAGTATGCCATTCCTTAGATCTGCATCGTCGATTACTACAAATTCAGAAATTCTAAATGATTTCTCAAACCTGCGAGACGAAATGCCTTTGTGAACGTATTCATTATTCCCTTGATCTTTTATTTCTCCGGCAATCTTTAGTATACCTTCTTTAACTTCGACGTTTAAATCGTCTTCAGTAAAGCCGGCAACTGCTAGCTCGATCAAGAAATTTTCATCATCAACTTTAACAACGTTGTGGGGCGGATAATTATCTCCACTACGTGCGTTTGAATGAATTCTTTCTAAATCATCGAATAAACCCTCGAATCCGAGAAAAAGTGAACGTGGTACGTGTAGTCTTGCATTAGTCATTTTGACCTCCTATTTATTTAGCAAGGTTAGTAATAGAACCCCGGTTATCCGGCGGTCCATAGGTATTTATACAAAGAATAATATTAGTTTGAATTACCGATATTATATTTTGTACAAAGTTCCCATAAAGATTTATCCTTATGAGGAATAACTTTAATTTGACGTAGTGGTGCTTTACTAGATGCTTGTTCTGAATTAACGATTTCAACTAAACCCCAATCACTTAATAGTGTAGTGATTGTGTTACGGCGCTCGATATCATTTTCGATCAAGTTAGATGGCTTACCGTCTAGTAAGAACAGCTCTTTAAAGTGCACTATAAAGTATCTACCTTGCTTGTGCAAGATATGACAGCTTTGATATAGTTTGTTGTCTTTACGTGATGCCACTCCGATACGAGTTAACGTTTCTTTAATCTTTAAAAAATCATCAGGCTCGTTTAGTATAACTTCCAACATGTCAGCCGGAGTCCACGTTTGTATTTGATTATTGTTTTCCACCTTTGCACATCCTTTTTCTCAATTCAGTTAATTGTTCATCAGTAAATAATGATAATACGGATTTAGCCTTTTCATTGCTATAACCATAATATTCTTTTACTACATTCAAATCAGTGATCTCTTCAGGTTTGAGCCATTTAGAGAACCTTTTCTTTTTCTTAACTATATTTATAAAGAAATCGAATTGAAGGCGGTGGTCGATGTGATGATTAATATTCATTTCGTTGGCATACAACACCGTGTCTGGGAAATACGATAAGCTTCTATTAACCATAAACGGGACGTATTTAGATTCAGCAATGTCATCAACCATGATATTCTTTTTGGTTGTATTGATTGCATTTATATATTCGAATGGGTTCATTTGAATTGACACCCTGCCATGATCTCAGTAAGACAAGCTACTACATTGAGTTCATGATCTGCTACGAATGCATTCTTATATTGATAGTCCGCAAGTATAAGAACCACTTGAGGTATCGATTGAGGATCGATATAGTCACCCATGTGATCGTATATTTGACGAAAGAGAGCAGCAGGTTCTACATCGATATTATCAACAACCCATTGACGCATACCTTTAAAGTTCTTTCCTTTGAGAGACTTCATAAGAGTTTCAATGTTTACTTCCGATATAGAAACTAAGATGCCTGAATCGATTACGCCTGATGCTGAATAACGCTGTAGTTCATTAAGAACACGACGCCAATCAGGACAGTATTTCATAATGATTTCGGCGATGACTGCTTTATCGTATTCAATACCTTCAGCTTCAAGAATCATGCCACATCTTTCCATAAAGGAAGCCATCAATGCGGGATGATCTTTCTTAGCAATATTGAATTCGATTGGTGTACAACGAGAATGTAGTGGTTCAATAATACGATTCTTGAAGTTACAAGTTAGAATAAACCGGCAATTCGATGAGAACTCTTCGATGAATCCACGAAGTGCTGGCTGTGTTGATTGAGCATTAAGATAATCGGCCTCATCCAAGATGACTACTTTGTAGCCACCCTGAAGAGAAACTGTCGAAGCGAATTTCTTAATCTTGCCGCGTAGTGTATCGATATTGCCTTCTTCCGATCCATTGATTAGAATATAATCGAGATCGAGTTCTTTGCATAACGCCTTAGCGACAGTAGTCTTACCAAGACCGGCTGTACCGGTGAGAAGCATATTGTGTAGGTCACCTCCTTTAACAATATCTTCAAAAGTTTTTTTAATAGTACGAGGTAAGACTATGTCACTAATTCGTTGTGGTCGATACTTTTCTACCCAGAGAAATTCATTAGTCATTAAAGTACCTCCCAACCAAGAACCGTAGAAACACGAAACGATCGCCAAGCATCTTTATCAAGTGACCATACGGCCAAATGTTCAGAGTCTGGGCTGATAGCATCAACGGTAGATGTAATACCATTTGCTTCTAAAAGGGTTGGGTTGAGAGTACAAGGCATGACACGAATTTCATCTGAGTCAATTTTTTGAAAGGTTACGGTTACTGTACCTTTTTTGAGTGCTTCAATCAAACGTGCATTTGAGTTGCGATCCATAATATATCCTTCATAATAAAATAATGTTGGGGGTTTTTACAACCCCGTAGTTTTAAGCTTCGACTTCTTCGACTTCAACAGGATCACCTGCTTCGTCTTCGGCAGTAGCGCCTTCTTCACTTTCACTTTCTGTTTGAGCTGCTACGAATGCTTGGAAACGATTGCGTACTCCACCAACGCTTTCAAGTTCAGCACCTTCAAAGGCACCACGCTTTGTAGTAATATCGATAATTTGTACTACGGCGGCAAGATCAGCAAGCGATAATTGAACCTCTGCGGCTTCAGTTGGTGCTTCTGTTGTGTTTACTTCTTCTGACATGTTGTTCTCCTATTGAGAGTTATAGTTACTGTTTTTTTCCAAAGCGATGTAATATCTTACAGGCTTGGTTGTGTTTTTCCATTCGGAAATAAGTTTAGATGAGATTTTAACAATATAGTCTCCATCCAACAGCTTCAAATTGTTGATATTGATTACGAAATCAAACTGACCTTCTTTGTAACCAGCATCATTTGCAAGCTGTATATTATATATATTCGCTGAACTGTCCTTTGAGTCAAATACCTTAATATTTACACCATCATCAGTAGCTGAGATAGACATTTCTGAATGCCCCAAAGCTGATGCAGCCTTACGAATTTGAGACAATGTATCATCGGTAAATGATACTTCAACTTCACAATCGGGCATCGTAATGTCCTTTTGTGGCGTGGTTAGAATACTCGAATCGGAAAAGAAATACTTAACCTTTGAGTTACCACCAGCAATATCGACATGATTATCACCGAAGTTGAGTTGTGGATTATCAACTAGATTCACTACTGATAAAAATTCATTAAGATCATAGATACCCATTTCTGTAGGGAAGTTTTCGTCAATATCAGCAACAGCAAGAATGTTCTTTGCTTCTGAGATTGTCTTGACTTCCTGGCCAGGCTTTAGCACAACATTAGGATTAATGCTGGAAAAGTTCCTGAGCACAGATAAAGTATCATTTGAAATACTTACTGTCATACTGTTTCTCCTGTTTAAGATTTTATATTATAACATAGTTTAGTGTAAATGTACACATATATTTCGATTTAATTAGAGCTATAAAACGGTTGATAATCGTCTTCAATGGTTGTGTCTATATCCAATGGGACAGTAGTCGATTTCGTATTTACTCTATCATGTTCGTTAAGTGCAAGTAGAGCATAATGCAATACCTTCATTAAGTCTTTTCGATGATCACTAGGACCACCTTTCTGTCCGTATCGAGCATTATACTTATCAACATTGCCTAGGAAAAACCCTAGGCCATGACCTCGATCGACAATCACCTCAGAGGATTGGAATCCTCCTTGGCAATAGTGACCCTCATAAGTAGAGTCAATGTAGTTTTTAAACTCTGCAATGAGAGTCCCTTCATTAAACTTGTATTGCATTATAATTCTTCCTCGCTATTAAACATTTCGACTCCAGAATCAACTTTAGTGTAGAGATCTAGGAATGCTTCTTTCGTATCATCATCAAACCGTGAGATACATAAATTAATTGCTTTCATCTTATCTTCGAAGAGAGTGAAAGTCTGAATGATGTGACATAAGCGTCGAGTTGAAACAACCTCATCGATGCCATCATCATAGAAAGTTTTACGAATGATATCAGCCCAGTTGACTAGCTTATCAATGAACTCAGCATCACTAGAACTAGATCCACCTTTAAACTTATTAAGGTGCTTAGCTAAGATCTTTTCTTCGATACTTTTAGAAGGAAACTTCTGATCAATAGAGATATTGAAACGCTCAAGGAAAGCATCATCAATGATAGAAGCCGCAGTAAATCGTCCATCTTCTGAACCTTTACCTTTTGTGTTTGCGGTAGCAATCACGTTGAAGCCTTCTGCAGGTTTAACGATATCACCAGTCTTCTTTACTAGAACTGGCTTACCTTCGAGAATACCTTGAAGACACATAATCTTGTTTGTAGCACGATCGATTTCATCAAGAAGAAGAATCGAACCAGACTCCATTGCTTTCAGAACTGGACCTTTGGCAAAAACAGTTTCACCATTGACAAGACGGAAGCCACCAATCAAATCATCTTCATCTGTTTCAGGGTTGATTTGAACACGAATAACTTCTCGTTTTAGCTTAGCACAAGCTTGTTCTACCATGAAGGTTTTACCGTTACCGGATAGACCT